CGAAAGATTATTGCCCGGATGCGCTACAACCAAGCCGGATTGCGAAACGGGGTTGACGTTACCACTACCCCGGAAGGCTTCAAGTTTGTCTATGAGCAGTTCGTCAAGGCGGTACGCGACAAACCGGGCCTTTCGAGTCGTTATGGGCTGATTCACGCGTCGACCTACGACAACGAAAAGAACCTGCCGGACGATTACATCCCGTCGCTATTTGAGACGTACCCGGAAAACCTGATTGATGCCTATTTACGCGGTCGGTTTGTCAATCTTACCAGCGGCACGATCTACCATCAGTTTGACCGGTTATTGAATAACAGCACAGAAACGCACACGGAAACCGAAACCCTGTTCATAGGAATGGATTTCAATGTCGGGAAAATGTCGGGGATTGTTCACATCAAGCGCGAAGGCTTGCCGGTGGCTGTTGATGAGATTGTAAACGCCTACGACACCCCGGACATCATTCGCATCATCAAGGAAAGGTACTGGCGCTTCGACGGTGGCGAATACAAGAAAACGCGAGAGATCAGGATTTACCCTGATGCTTCTGGGGATAGCCGGAAGTCGGTCAGGGCCAGCGAAACAGATTTGCAGTTACTTAGAGCCGCCGGGTTCTCAGTGATTGCCAGAAATGCGAATCCGCCGGTCAAAGACCGCATAAACGCCATGAACGCCATGTTTTGCAATGCGGAAGGCGTGCGGAGGTACAGGGTTAACGTGATCAGGTGCCCAACCTACGCCGAGTGCCTGGAGCAGCAAGTGTGGGCCGATAACGGCGAGCCGGACAAAAGCGCCGGGAAAGACCACGCGAACGACGCCGGTGGATATTTCATTTTCAACGACTACCCGCTTGTGAAGCCGGTATTTAGCATCAAACTCGGAGCAGCTTTCTGATGGCAAACGTCACCTACCAACACGACGAATACAGCGAGAACTATCCGCTGTGGGAACTCGTCGACGACGTTTGCGAGGGCGAGGCGTGCGTCAAGGAAAAGGGCGTCACGTATCTGCCCAAGCCTAACCCCACCGACACCAGCGCCGAAAACAAGGCCCGCTACGATCAGTACAAGGCCCGCGCTGTTTTCTACAACGCGACAGGGCGCACGCTGACCGGGCTGACCGGCGCGGCGTTTTCGCAGGTGCCGACACTGACTGTCCCGGCGCTGCTGTCATACGTCACGGGCGATATTGACGGGCAGGGGCTGAGCATCTACCAGCAGTCACAAGCAGCGCTGTCGGAGGTTCTCCAGAAGGGCCGCTGCGGTCTGCTGGCGGACTATCCCAAGACGGAAGCCCCGGCCTCTCTGGCAGACCAGCAATCCGGGCGTATCCGCGCCACGGTGGCAATGTACGAGGCTGAGAGCATCATTAACTGGCGGACGGAAAAGGTAGGCGCGAATCATGTGCTTTCCCTTGTCGTCCTGAAGGAGTGCGCCGAGCAAGTCACCCTGGACGGGTTCGGGTCCGAGGAAGTGGAGCAATATCGCGTTCTGAGGATGCTCAATGGATCGTATGTAGTCGAGATATGGCGCAAAGACGACAAAGAGACAGACCCGGACAAGATTTGGAAGATTTACGACCAGTATCTACCGCTGAACGGTGCCGGGCGGCCGTGGACAACAATCCCGTTTACCTTTGTCGGCAGCCAGTCCAATAGCACAAATTGCGACCCTTCGCCGCTGTACGACCTCGCAACCTTGAACCTCGCCCATTACCGGAACTCCGCCGATTACGAGGATTCGGTCTACATGATCGGCCAGCCTCAGGCGTGGATTTCCGGCCTGACCGAGGAATGGCGTGACTGGCTGCAGAAACAGGGCATCTACATCGGCGCACGTGCCGCGATGCTGCTGCCCGAGAATGGCAACTTCGGCATCGCTCAGGCCCAGCCAAACACGCTGGCAAAGGAAGCCATGGACGCCAAGGAAGCGCAAATGCGCTCGATCGGCGCACGCCTCATCATGCCGGGAAGCGCCGTCAAGACCGCCACCGAAGCCCAGCAGGAGAACGAGAGCGATCATTCCGTGCTGTCGCTGGCCTGCTCCAACCTGAGCGAAGCCTACACGCTGGCATTGGGCTGGATGGGCGAATGGATGGGCGTATCCGGCGCGATGGAGTACACAATCCATGTCGAGGCCGCGAGGTTCAGTGTTGACGGCGTCATGCTGGGGGCTCTGGTTTCCGCCAACCAGTCCGGGAAGCTGCCTGATTCCGACCTGTTCCGCCTGATGCGCAAGCTGGACGTGATCGACCCGGAAAAGACCGACGAACAGATCCGCGAGGAATTGGCCGCATCGGGTTCCGCCGCGCTTAACTTCGGCGCTGTCTGATGGCTGGAGTTGATATCCAGGGCCACGTCGCCCCGGAATACATCAATATCTCGACGCGGAATCAGGTATTGCTGGAACGCCTGAAATCGGGCGAGGCGGCGAAGTTCGGGCCGTTCCTTGAACGCATGGAAATGCTGGTCAGGATGCAGTTGGTATCGGCCGATGTAACAACCTACGAGGCAACGCGACTGGCTCGGCTGCTGGGGTCTATCGAGAAAGACCTGCGGGCCGTGCTTGGCGAATACCGCACCGCGCTGACGAATGACCTTGTCGACATCGCCATTCAGCAAGCCGAGTTTGAAGCCAAGGCGCTGAACAAGGTGGCGGCGGATAAATCCTTTGAGCCGGTCATCCCTCCAGCCGAGCAGATACGAGCCGCCGTCCTGACCGCTCCACTGTCCGTGGTTGGCTATAACCAGGGCGCTCTGCTGGAGCCGTGGCTGGAGAAATGGTCTGAAGGCCAGATCGAGCAGGTATCCGGCGTGATCCGGCAGGGCTACTACCAAGGCCAGACCACGGACCAGATCGTCCGGGCGCTGCGCGGCACAGCCAAGGCCCGCTATCTGGACGGCACCATGGACCAGATACGGCGATCTGATCGAACCGTCGTCCGTACCGCCATTCAGCACATGTCCAGCGTGGCCCGACACGAAACATTTGCGAAGAACAGCGACATCATCGTCGGCGTGCAGTGGGTGGCAACGCTCGACAGCCGCACGACGATCCAATGCAGCAGCCTCGACGGCAAGCGGTTTCCGCTGGATGCCGGGCCACGACCGCCGATACACCCGAATTGCCGCTCTACCACCGTACCTGTGCTGGATGACGCCTTCGACGTTCTCGACAAGGGCGCGACGCGCTCCAGCAAGGGCGCGGAAGGCGGGCAGCAAGTTCCGGCAGGGCAGACCTACTACCAGTGGCTAAAGACGCAGCCAGCAGCCTTCCAAGACGCGGCTATCGGCAAGGAACGCGGCTTGCTGCTGCGCAATGGCGGACTCTCCGCCGAACGATTCGCTGAGCTGCAACTCGGGCAAAACTTTCAACCCATGACCCTTGATGACATGCGACGGCTGGAGCCGTTGGCATTCAACAGGGCTGGGGTCTAACGACCGGCTGGGCCGGTATCACGCACAGGGTGCAACCATGTCATTGAAATACGAAATTGACAGCCTCGACGGGCTGGGCGAAGCCGTGACCGGCTTTTACGAAAAAACCGACTCCGGCAAGTTCCGGCTGAAGGTGGAAGGTATCGAGGATACGGCAGGCCTCAAGAACAAGATTTCCGAACTGCTGAATGAAAAAAAATCAGCAGCGGAAAAGGCGAAGCAGGCCGAGGAAGCAGCCCGCATTGCCGCAGAGGAAGCCGCTCGCAAGTCTGGCGACGTCGAGAGCCTGGACAAGTCATGGCAGAAGAAACATGCCGACGCGCTGGCCGCGAAAGAAGCCGAACTCGGAACCGTGAAAGGCACCCTGAATAAGTTGCTGGTCGATAACGTGGCCGTCCAACTGGCTACTGAATTGGCCGTGCAGGGCAGTTCCGCCCTGTTGATCCCCCATATCAAGTCGCGGCTGGAAGTTGACACCTCCGGCGGCGAACCGAAAACCGTGGTTCTCGGTCCTGACGGAAAGCGCAGTGCGCTGACCATCGAAGAACTCAAAGCAGAGCTTGTAGGCAACCCGGCATTTGCGCCGGTGATTGCAGGCTCCAAGGCTACCGGCGGCGGGGCTTCCGGTACGGGTGGAGGCGGCGGGGCCGCAAAGACCATTGCCCGTTCTCAGTTTGACCGGATGGGAGCGGCTGAACGCAGCAGTTTCCTGAAATCCGGCGGAAAAGTTGTTTAAACCCTGATTTAACCGGAGAGTCCTCATGACTACCAACACCCTGACAAACCTGATTCCGGCGCTCTATGCGTCCCTTGATGTCGTTTCCCGCGAACTGTGCGGCATGATTCCCGCCGTGACTGTTGACGCCCGCGCATCGGCTGCTGCGCTCAACCAGTCGGTCTATGTGCCGATTGCGCCGGATTCAAATTCCATCATCGACAACACCCCGGCGATGTCGATCCCGTCCGAGGCCGACCAAACGATCGGATCTACCGCCATCAGCATCACCAAGAGCAAGAGCGTCCCGTTCTCGTGGTCTGGTGAGGAGGAGCTGGGTCTGAACTCTGGCGCCGGTGCCGCATCCATCCAGAACAACCAGATTACGCAGGCCATGCGTACGCTGGTCAACTCGGTGGAAACCGACCTCTGCGCCCTGCACAGCACCTTTAGCCGCGCCGCCGGTACTGCCGGGACGACTCCATTTGCTACCAATACTGCCGGTCTGACTGCTGCCCGCAAAATCCTGGTGGATAACGGCGCTCCGATGTCGGATTCCTCGCTGATCCTCGACACCACCGCCGGGGCCGCACTGCGCACCCTGCTGAATGTCAACAGCGCCCGTGTGGCGGATGCTGTCGTCGGTGAGCAGGGCATCATCCAGTCGATCAGCAACCTGAACGTCCGTGAGTCGGCGCAGATCGTCACCTCGACCGCTGGTACTGGCGCAACCGTCAAGACAAACACGGCTGGTTATGCCGTCGGTGCAACGGTCATCACCCTGAAATCGACGGGCGGCACCGGCACCGTGGTAGCTGGCGACGTGGTCACGTTTTCCGGTGATACCAACCAGTACGTGGTGGTCTCCGGCGATGCTGACATCAGCGACGGCGGCACGATCACCCTCGCGGCTCCCGGCCTGCGCAAGGCGATTGCGGCCTCTGAAACCGCAATCACCATCGTGGCCGCTGCTGCCCGTAACCTCGCGTTCAGCCGTAACGCCATCGTGCTGGCAACCCGCCTGCCGACCCGGCCTGCTCAGGGCGATCTGGCCATCGACGTGATGACCATCACCGATCCGCGCTCCGGCTTATCGTTCGAAGTGTCGGTTTACGCCGGTTTCCGGAAGGTGGTCTATCACATCTCGCTGGCGTGGGGCGTAAAGAACATCAAGCCGGAACACACCGCGCTGTTGCTGGGCTGATGAACACCGGGCAAGGACGCCCACCCAAGAATTCAAGAGGTAGTCCATGACAATCACGGTCGAAACAGGATCGGGCAACAACGCATCCGCTAATAGCTACGTCAGCGTGGCCGGACTGCAAGCCTACGCCGCCAATCGCGGATACACGCTGCCGGGAACTGACGCAGCCTGCGAAATCCTGCTGATCAAGGCCATGGACTACATCGAAGCGCAGCGCGAGCGATTCCAGGGCTACAAGGTCAGCACGACCCAGCCCCTGCAATGGCCTCGCGCCTATGTGATGATCGACAACTGGCCGGTCAGCACCAGCACCATTCCGGACGCGCTCATCCGCGCACAGTGCGAACTGGCGGTCGCGGCCTATACCAACACCCTGCAACCAACTATCACCCCGACCGAGGTTGGAGCCGTCAAGCGCAAGAGGGTGGAAGGTGCTGTTGAGGTGGAGTATTTCGACGCCAAGTCTTGGCAGCGGTCGCTCCCGCAATTCACTGCGGCTGAGGCTCTGCTGGCCGTCGTCTGCAAGTCCACGCGCCCGATGATGATCCGCGCATGACGCTCTACAGCGATATGGCGGCAACAGCCACGGAGATGCTGACCGAGTTTGGCCGCAGCATCAACCTAACGCGGCAATCGCTGAGCTTCGACCCGATCCAGAACAAGCCGACATCGGGCGGCGCGTCGAACCTGGCCACCGTCGGCATGTTTACCTCCATCCGGCGCAACCTGTCGGACGGCACACGGATTCAGGACAACGAGCGCATCATGGTGCTGGATGCCTCCGTTGAGCCACGCATGGGCGACCTGCTGGACGTGTCCGGGCTGGTGGCGGCTGAGCATGTCGGTGCGGCTCCGGGCATCATCCTGAGCGAGGGCCAAGCCGTCGCGTGGACGATTACCCAGATCCGCGAGATCAACCCGGCCGGGACGCCGATTTGCTATTTCGTGCAGGTGCGGCGATGAGCGATACGTTTGCGGCTGACCTGCGCAAGTTCGCGGAGAAGGCAGGCAAGTCGCTGGATGCGACCTGCCGAGGAGTGGCGATCAAATGGTTTTCCAGCACCGTCATGTCCACGCCGGTTGACACCGGGCGGCTGCGCGGAAACTGGCAGCTGACCCGCGACCAACCGGCAGGCGGCATATCGGCGCGGCTCGATCCATTAGGGGTCGGAGTTGTCTCGGATATCACCCTGCACGTGGGCGGTGTCGGGACGGTCAACTACCTGACCAACAACTTGCCGTATGCCGAGGCAATTGAGTACGGGCATAGCAAGCAGGCTCCATCAGGGATGGTCCGTATCAATTTCGCCCGCATCAAGGGCATCGTCGCCGACGTGGCGCGGAGGAATCAGGCATGAGATATGCCGACATTCAGTCAGCGCTGATTCAGGCATGGGCGGACGGCGATTTCGGCCTGACGACGTACCTGCCAGACCGCAATGCTGAGCCGGCCACCGACCATGTCCGCCTGAGCTTCATTCCTGCCGGGAACACCCCGGCAACGATGGGCAGCGATGGCACAAACGAGGTGGTAGGCATTTTTCAGGCCGACATCATGACCCGCTCAGGGCGCGGCAATGGCGAGGCTCTGGCTACGGTCGATGCTGTCTGCGCGGCGTTTCCGTCCGGCCGCCGAATCACCTACAACAATCAACAGGTCATCATCTGGGGCGCTGAGCTCAACGGCCCGAGATCCGAAGGCGGCTGGCTTCGCGCTACCGTCAGCATCAACTTTTCAGCCTATGTGCGGAGATCAACGCCATGACAGTAGCAGGGGGCAGTCGCGCCCGTTTGGCCTATGTGGCCGAAGTAACGTATGGAACCACCCCGGCAACCCCGGCTTTCAAGACCATTAACCCGACCTCGCACAGCCTGGGCCTGGAAAAGGAGGGCTTCCAGTCGGAAACCATCCGCTCCGATCGTCAGGTGGCCGACTTCCGGCATGGCGTTCGCTCCGTCTCCGGCGATATCGGCACCGAGTTTCGGGACGCCTCGCTGGATGACCTGCTGGAGGCGGTAATGATGGGCACATGGGCCACGGACGTGCTGAAATCCGGCACCACCCGG